ATTGAGCGGGAGCATAGTGTCACTGATGCAATCGGGGATAGCATCACACCTGAATCGGTAACGGTTAATCGTTATGTTACCAACTATGAGACACTGCTTAACCCTGACGGTCAGTCACTTACTAATATGGCACTCGTGCTGATGACAACAAAAAACTTTAAAAACCCGTCGCAGACAGCGAACCGTGTTTTTTATCGTGGCATTGCTCGCCCATACGGCTATGTATCCGATGCCGAGTATACTGTTTTTAACACGATATCAGCGTCAGCAGATATTAACGTAATATCGCAACAGATCGATAACTACGTTAACAACAACGGTAGCGGTAGCGGTGGCATAGCGGCGGCTTATCTGGCCCCGCTATGGCTTTTTAGTGGCTGGGACAGCGAATATCCATATATTGCCTATAACGCTTATCTAAGCACAAAAAAATCATTGATTAACGTGCCTCGGGTGCTTCCGAGCGACACGCTCGACGGCTATAAGCCCGTTAATAACAAATTGTACACTTATCCATACAACTACTTTGAGATACAGTCTCCTGAGGGACAATCGCAAAGTATACAGTATGAGTGCTGGCGCGCGGCCGACGGTGTACGCAATCAGCTTGTGTGCGAGGGCAGTGCTTTAGCAGGCAACGGCGCAGTAAGGCTATATCCAAAAGATTACAACGGTGCGTCGGACCCAAATGTGTGCTCAGTTAATTTGACCGTCGATGTAAACCCAGCTTTTTCCACGTCTGCATTGCAAGAGTGGCAGTCGGCGCAAAATCTGACAGCCTCAGCTAACTGCCTTGTGAGCCTTATAAATGTAGTAAAGAAATTTAACGTGCTCGGAGCGGTTAGCACAGCAGGTGACCTTATTCAGAAATCACAAGACGTAAGCTTTGCGTCGTCGCCTGTGCAAAACGTCTTATCCTCTGCATCTGAGGACTACGACTTTATAGGTCGGCGCAAGTCTGTTGATGCAAGCACAGCAAAACAGATAGACGATTATTTTACAATGTTTGGATATGCTGTAAATCGTTGTAAAGTTCCAAATTTTACACAGGATACACGCAGACCTGCATACAATTTTTGTAAAACACGTTATGCAAACATTACACCAAAGTCTGCCGGTGTACCTTCAGATGCTGTAAGTGACATCGTCAAAATTTTTGATGATGGTGTGTGCCTTTGGGAGACGCTTGCCAACGTAGGCAAGTATATCTTGTCAAATGCTCCCGTAACATAAGGAGGTGTCAACAAATGCCTAAGAGAGTAAGAGATACATTTTTTAATTCAAGTTTGTTTGAAAATAAGGCGTCTTGGAATAACTATACATACCGCCTATATGAAATGGCGATGTCGAGGGGGGCATGGGTGAAAATGCCGCAGTCAGTTGATGTGCGCTACCTTGAGCAAGTCCTTATAACACAGGGAGCTGCGGTGTTTTTTCGTGATGATGTTCTCGGGTATCTTTGCTTGCCCGTTACGCTCAACGGCAAGCTTGACGTTTACGGCAATCCTCGTGATTTTATAGCTATATCCGATACTGGATACACAAAAAATCTTAATATCAATAACGGAGTTATTATCTACAATAACTACCTGCGAACACCTAATATTTTTGATATAAAATATTACGCAGATAGATTATATCAATATGACAGAATTATTGATGTCAATATAAATGCGCAAAAAACCCCTATACTGATAAAGGCAGACCAAAGCGAAATACTGACAATGAAAAATGTTTATCAAAAATATGACGGAAACCAACCTGTTATATATGGTAAGAAAACATTGTCAGATGATAGCTTGTCAGTGCTAAAGACGGACGCCCCATGGGTAGCCGACAAGATCTATAACCTAAAATCCAAAATCTGGAATGAAGCTTTGACACAGCTCGGCATACCAAACAGCGACATGACAAAGAGAGAGCGAATGATAAAAGATGAAGTGCTTACGGCGCAGGGAGCAGTGATAGCGACGCGCAACTCACCTGAAAAAATGCGACAGATAGCATGCGAGAAAATCAACAAAATGTTTGATTTAGATATATGGTATCAGTTTGACAGTATTGACATAGATAAAACTGTAAAAAAGGAGGTATCGGACAATGAGCCACTACACAACTCAAGTGAGGGCGATATGCGAAACGGTGGCAGGACTGAGGGATAGCGGCGGATACTCAGATGTGGAGAGTGTGCTTAATGACAGCTGGGATAAGATTTTTACAGCTTTTCCCATATATGATGAGGCACACAGAGCAGACCTCTGTAAAAAGATACTCCGCCACTACTATATGGATGAGATAGCGTTTGAGACCTATGGGCTTTGGCAACTGGCAATAAACACAAAGCTCATAGAGATAATGCCGCAGTATAACAGGTTGTATAAAGCATCTGCGGAGATAATAAACCCACTGTATAATAAAAATCTGACAAGACAGTATGACGGTACGAGCAAAGGCACAAACAAAGACACTCGGACGGATAATCTCACAGACACAGCCTCAGCATCAACAACTGCAACAGGCACGGATACAAGGACAGATAATTTGACCGACACTAACGGCGGTAGCGTCGTAACAAAATCTGACAGTAAGCGTACTGATGCACTTAAAGCTGTGACTGATAACACATCATCGTCAACAACAACGTCTAGTGCAAGCAACAACAGCAGTAATGACAGCTTTACAAGTGACACGCCACAGGGCAGTTTAACAGATGTCAAAGCTGGCAAGTATATGACAAACGCAAGCATCGGCACGAGTACGGGTAGCACGTCGGGCAATGACAAAAATGACACGACAAGTAACAGCACTGTCAGCAACACAGGCACAGTAAGTAATGCTGGCACAGATACAGTAACGGACACTCGCACACTCACAAAGACCGGTACAGTCAAAAACACCAGCACAGATAACACAATGAGTGACAGCACGGTAACAAAAACTGGTACAGTCGTAACTGACGGTAGCGACAGCAGGACGGATGCACACACTGAGATAGTTACCGGATATGAGGGCACTGCGACCTATGCCGAGCTTTTAAAAAAGTACAGCGATGCAATAATTAATATTGATATGATGATAATCAATGCGTTATCAGACATGTTTATGCAGATATGGTAAGGAGGTAATCAAATGATTGATAAGTTAAAGTACTGGTGCAACAAGATTTTACCGCTTGTTTACGACGACAGCTTAAGCTACTATGAGGTGCTTTGCAAGACGAGCGCAAAGCTTAACGAGGTCATCGAGAGTACAAACGGGCTTTTAGATGCGTGGAACATGTATAAAAATGACATTGACAAGGCTTTTGGCGAGTATACAGCAGGTCTTGAAAAAAAATTTGCCGACCTGACCGATAAAATAGATGCAGACTTTTTACGCTATAAAGACATAGTCAACGACACGATAAGAGACGAGTTTGCTACACAGGATGACAAAATCGCCGCACAGGATACGCAGATAAAGGCTATATCTGATAAGGTCAATAGATTTATTACAGAGTATAATCAAACTATAGCGCAAATACCTGATATGGTAGTCAACACTGTCAACGCTTGGCTTAACGATACAACGAACTATGATAACATCGTAGCTGACCTTGCAGGGTCGTTACAGGGGCTCAAGCACTTTGATACCGTTGCAGACTTAAAAGCTGCTACTTTTACACAAATTGCAGGAAAAGAAATTTGCGTTTGCGAAAACTACTATGCCGGTGACGGCGTGTTTACTATGTGGGAGATTTTGGAACGCACAGCGCCACCTGCGCAGTTTGCAGAAGGCATCGTACACATTGCCCTGCCTCACGCTGACAATGACTTATACTATCGTGTCGCATTTTTGCGCTCGGCATATACAGCGTCAACGCTTGGCATTGCGTCAGCGCCGACAGTGACAGCACGCAGTGTGCAAATGATAAACTGCTGTAAATACAATTTTAATCCGATATTAATTGACGCTGACTTTACAGTGGATTTATCAGATATTAACACTACAAACAAAACACTTAAAGTGTATAGTAATCCGTCAGCAAAGCATACTTTAACGCTTGTAAATGGTAATAATTTTATAAGCAGTTTTAAGGGCGTTAAAATAATGCACGATACCAATAACTTAAAACATATAACATCTGACGGTGTGAACTTTGATAACTGTAATATTTTGACAAAAGACGGTGCAACCGTTGTTGTTAGCAATATCAACATCAGAAACTGCGATGTTACAGCTTCGCAGATACTGTGTACAGACGAGTATACAAGTGCTGACTATATTTTTACTAACAACACTTGGACAGCAAATACTATATTCGGCATTGTATTAACATCTGCAACTGTTGACAGCTTGCGTAACTGCGTTATATCAAACAATAGGATAACAAATAAGACGGCGACTCGCACAAGGCTATTTTTATCGCCAAACATACCCGCCCGCGCCATAAAAATAACAGATAATGTAATTTTTAATCCGCATGTATCAACTGATACACAGCTTGCTGACGGTATCATCGGTGCTTTTACAGCTGTCGGCACGGCGTCCGAGTTTACGCTTACAGTTACTGGTAACACAGTATACTCGTCTACGCTTAACACTGCGCTTACACTTGGCATGGCAACTGACACATATCATAAGTTTACTATGATATATAAAGATAATAATATTATGCTTAATAAGGGTACAGCTGCAGTGCCTGTGTGGTCGTCTGTTTTATCGACTGCAATACAGACTAACGGCGTTTTTTACACTAACTACGTCGGCGACCTTGATACGTCAGCAAAACTTGTCTTACAGCACACAGTATATAGCGGCGGTGATGTCACAACGTCAAAAGTTTTGCCGTTTAATTCCGCAAAGTGTATCGGATATGCGCCGCAGTCAGATGGCACACTTATCGCCTCTGAACTTAACGCCTACTATAAGGCTGATGTTACTATAGTGTGTGCGGGAGTCGATACATCGATACCTTTTCAAAATTTTGTGCAAATAGAGCTTGCGGGAGTGCGCTTTAGTGCTTTTCTCGGCTCTGACCCGACCTCTACTTTAAGAGCTACTTTATATATAGAGCCGTCAAACCTCGCAAATATAGACGGTATCATACAGATGAGCATAAGGTCTAACGGCGCTATCAACAGCGTTGACGGTGAGGTCAAGCTTTTCCGCATTGCCTAAAATGTTCCATGTGGAACACAGCCCCGATTCATTCGGGGCTTTTTCTTTCATCAAACTATCACAATACTATCATATAGTTTTCATAAAAGAGGTGTATTATATAGACAATGAAACGAGAGGTAAAGGAGCTGATTAAAATTAGACTGCTTAAGAAAAGCCCAATAAAAACTGATGGCGGTTATACACAGCTATGGATAGCCGTTATAACTCAAGCGGTGAACGATTACCGCAATAATCCAAATATGCGTTCCGAAGTCACAAGATTTTTAAAATCCTCATATTTTGAGAAAATGACAGGGGTAAACGGTCAAGTTGTGCTTGACCGTCTTAAAAAGGAGACGTTAAAATGAACGAAATACCGTCAAGATGCATTGACCCGATAATAAAAAACTGCGCAAATTGTCGTTACGGACACATTGAGTATCCTGAGCGGATTGAGACTTACGAAGATTTAGCAGGCTGCTGTTATGACACATCTTGCCTACTAGGCTATGACAAAGGAAGAATCGTGGACGAATCAACTAAAGACGAAATTGAAAAATTTGACGAATGGTGCAAAAAGATGGGTATATAATTTCACATAATTAACACAAAACTATCATACAGATTACACCTAAAAGGTGTAATATATAGACAATGAAACGAGAGGTGAACACCTCAAAACAAAACGACAGCCCAAAGGGCAGGAAGAGGTTTAACATGAAAAACTACAGACTTTATGAAGCACAGGACAACGCAATGAACTACATCATCATGACAGACGGTGAGGGCAATGCAAAGCACATCGACCATGATGTAAGCGTGGACGAAATTTCCGAGCTTGCGCAGCTCTTTGACGAGCAGAGCGGCGAGCTTGAGAGCAGAGTTGAAAGCGTTTGGATAGATGAAGACAAGGCTTTTGAAGGACTTTTCGCAAAGAGAGAAATTGAGGCGTGAGAGCTTCGGCTCTCGCCCTTCGGGGCAACGGAGAAAGGATAAGAAATTTATGAAACAGTATTTAATCGCAATGTCATTTACGATGAACAACGTACCGCTTGAGTATGAGTACACTGTTGAAAAATGTGATATGAGGACGGCACACAGCAGAAATCGTGAAAAGTATGTGTGGAGCGCAAGCCTTGAAAAGCTGTTCAAACTCGCTGATACGCTTGATGTAAAAATCAAGATAGGTAGAAGCGGAGAAATCCGTCTGATAATGCTTAACGGTGCAATGGCAAGATTGTTCTTAAAGCACATAAGGGAAAACGGTTGGAAAGGATAAGAAAATGAAAAGTATTAATCTTGATATGGACGATGCGCAGATTAGCGTTAATTACATCATAACAGAGCTGACAAAGCATATCACGAACACGGCAAAAGACCTTGAGCACTTGCAAAAAGCAAGTACAAATGTGTCACTTAGCAGTGCTTGCGGCGCAGATTTTGTGTCGTCCTTAACAAAATTAATTGCTCGAATAAACGAATGCAAGGAGGTGTAATAATGACATATGTAATAATTTGCAAGCTTGACAATGGAAATGTTATCCCGGCTTTTGCTAATGATTTTAAAGCCGCATTAGCAACGGCAGAATTGTTTAACACTGGCGATTACACAAAAGAAGTAACTATAATTACCGTCGAAACTGGGGCAACAACAAAGTTTATTTTTTAAGGTTCTGAGAGGTTGACCTTATCAGCCTCATCCCAGCCCGTAAGGGTTAAAATATGCCCGTGTGCAACGGCAAAACAATATTGCGCAGTTAATATTTATATCAGCTTTAGACACAAAACTGCATTATCCCTGTGCAGTGAGCAAAGTACCAGCTTTCCGCTTGGCTGAGAAAAGCGGAAGAAAGAGAGATTTTAAGATGGCAAAGGCAAACAAACCAAAGACAACAAATCTGACAACAAAGGCGGCAGGCGTGACTATCGAGATAGTCAAAAAGACATGGACCGACGACAGCATAAGCTGTGATGTGACGCTGTCCATCGCAAAGGCAGAGCTTGTCACAATTTACGGCATCCGTGTCGTTGAGGGGAAAAAAGGTAAGTTTTTATCAATGCCCGCTCGCAAGGGTAGCGACGGCAACTACTACTCGCACGCTTACATAGCGGACGAGGACGTTAACAAAGCCATACTTGAGACGGTGACAGAGTAAGACAGCAGTAAGCGAGGGGAGTTAAACTCCCCTCAATTACTATATTAAGGAGGTTATTATGGCGCGCAAAAAGACACTATCAAGGCAATACCAGCAGCAAATAAAGCGTATAAACAAGCGTCTTGAGGAGCTTGCAAAAGAGGGATATAACATAGTTGGCGACTTTACGCCGACTACACCCAAAAAGCCGACACGCAAGCAAGTCGAGGCGCTCAAAAAAGTAACGCCTGAGGCACTGCGTCGTATGGCTGATAAAAACTACAACATAGACATCGGCACAGGCAAGCAGATAACACAAAAGGTCGCAAAGTCAAAAAAGATCGACTATCGTAAAAAGCCCGTAGCGGTACGCCCTCCTAAATCACCTAAAAAGCAACGGCATATTGGTGCAGGCGATGTTTTTCCCGTCGCAGACGAGGGCAAGCTTATATATGAAGCTATACTTAATATCTTAAATCAACCATACTCGGCAGGACTTAATATATCGCCACAAATATATCACGACAATCAGCAAGCTATTAAGAGGTTACTTGACAGTGTTATTGAAAAAGACGGTCTTGCCACCGTGCTTAGACGTTTTGCTGATGCCGGCACGGCTGTCATCGACGCTATACAGGGCTTTGTATATGGCTCAGATGGGCAAGCCGATTACATGCAAAGCTGGCAAAGATTTGTTGAGATTCTGACAGGCGGTAGCGTTAGTTACGATGTATCTGATATAGCCGACGAGATGAGCGATTTTGATAGTGATATGTTCGACGGGCAGTTACACACAGTCGGCGACACCGAGCTTGCCTACGACAGCGATGCACGAGTATATGTTGACATCAACACTGGCGACGTTATTTTTGAGTATGATGAGGACTTGATGAGCTGGGTCAATGCTCGCTCAGGCGAGCTTGTAAGTGTAGACGATATTGCACAGTATGGATGCTAAGTATGTCAAAAAAGCGTAAAAGCTCTATGTATATGGCTGACTTTGAGACTACTGTGTATGACGGACAGACAGAGACAGAGGTGTGGGCGGCGGCACTGGTAAAAATCGGCACCGAGGCTGTTGTTATATATCATAGTATAGGCGATTTTTTACACGCTGTCGAGGCTCTGAGTGTGTGCGATAAAACCGATATTATCATTTATTTTCATAACTTAAAGTTTGACGGCACGTTTATTTTGTCGTATCTGCTCTCGACGGGGCTTTATCGTCAGGCTCTTCAGCAGGACAGACACGGTGACTATCGCTTTAGCGAGGATAAGCACTTATCAGATGGAAGCTTTAAGTATATGGTGTCCGACATGGGGCAATGGTATGAGATAACTTTAAAGCATCAAGGGCACTTTATAAGATTCCGTGACAGCTTAAAGCTGTTACCTTTTTCTGTTAAAAAAATCGGTAAAGACTTCAAGACAAAGCATCAAAAGCTTGAGATGAAGTATAAAGGTTATCGATATGCGGGCTGCGAGATAACACCTGAGGAGCGAGAGTACATTGCTAACGACGTGCTAGTCGTGGCTGAGGCTTTACAAATGATGATGGAGCGTGGACATGATAAGACCACTATAGGAGGTTGCTGTTTGGCTGAGTTTAAAAAGCAGTACCCCAAGCGATCATGGGACGCATTTTTTCCAGACCAAAGCGACGAGTATATTGACGAGTGCTTTGGAGCAAAAACTGCGGACGAGTACGTCCGCAAGTCGTACAGAGGCGGATGGTGCTACGTTGTCGACGGCAAACAAAATAAGATTTTTGATAACGGCATAACTGCAGACGTAAACAGCTTATATCCGTCTATGATGCACTCGCAATCCGGCAACTACTACCCCGTTGGATGCCCGAGATTTTTTAAAGGCAACTGTATTCCGTTTAAATATCAGAACCTAACCAAATATTACTATTTTGTGCGTGTGCGGACACGGTTTTACATAAAAAAGGATAAATTACCATTTATTATGATTAACGGAAACTGGCGATACCCGGCTCGCACAGCGCTCACAACATCGGACGTTAAAAACGCTGACGGAGAATATTGTAAATATATAACAACACTTGACGGCGAGGTCGAGCCGACGAGCGTTGAGTTGACGCTGACATGTACAGACTTGCAGTTGATGCGTGAGCACTACGACCTTGTAGACTTTGAAATACTTGACTTTGCCGTATATCAGTCTAAGCAAGGTTTATTTGATGTTTATATTGATAAGTATGCCGAGATAAAAAAGGCAAGCAAGGGAGCCGAGCGTGCACTGGCTAAGCTGTTTTTAAACAATTTATACGGCAAGACAGCCCAAAGCTCTGTCAGCAACTTTAAAATTGCACGACTTGACAATGGCATATTAAAATTTACAACACAGCTTGCCAATGACCGCAAGGTCATCTTCATTCCGATAGGCTCAGCAATTACAAGCTATGCCCGTAATTTCACGATAAGAGCTGCGCAACAAAATTATTACGGTGTGGACAAAGCAGGATTTATATACGCGGACACTGATAGCATACACTGCGATTTACCAGCAGATAAGCTAAGAGGCATAAAGATACACGATGTAGATTTTTGTTGCTGGAAGCTGGAAAACGAGTGGGATAAGGGAATTTTTGTGAGGGCGAAAACATATATTGAACATACAATCAAGTGTGACGGCGTTCCCGTCGCTCCCTTTTATCAGATAAAGTGCGCAGGGATGTCGCCTGAATCTAAATCGCTGTTTAACGCACAGCTTACTAGCGGACAGGCAAAGCTGACAGACTTTAGAGTAGGCTTTGAGATAGCTGGTAAAAAATTACCGAAGCAGATTAAAGGCGGTACAGTGCTTTTTGACACTAATTTTAAATTGCACCCAAAAAGATAGATATAACAATAGCTGACGGGTCATAAAGACTCGCCAGCTATTTTATATATCAAGCAAAAGCACTATCGGACAGCACTGCGGTTGCAAACCCGATTTTGCGGACGTGCGGGTTTTACGCCGTGCAACCACGCCGCAACGAGAGCTGTCTCAGATAGGATGCCAGATAGACTTAGTTATATGATAGACACTTCAAAATTGCCTGTTTACACTCCAAATCTTTAAAGCGGAACGCACCGTTGACAAAGTAATTGCGGAGGCGGTCTTTTAAAACGCCTGCGCCGCCGATAAGCGTGTGATCAATACAGTGGTCGGAGATGCTTGCAGAGATGCGCACGGGATAGCTCGCATCTACCGCTCGGTCACAGTACAAGATACCGTCTGTGTCATACTGCCACAAGCCAAAGTCAGTGTTGTTGTTGCGGATAGTTGCAACATAACGACCACGACCGAATGGACGAGCGATAAATGCTGCGTTGTCGTTAAGGTAAACACCTTCGGCGGCAAAGTCGGTGTAACTGGTTTTGGCAAAAGCTCTGTTAAAAGCACTTTGCTGTTGTGCTTTGGCGGCGTACTCGTTAAAGTTGCGTTCAAGCACCCAACCGTCACCACGTAAAAACTTTGTTTGAGAGTTTAAGCGCCCAGTGATACCAAGTGTGTTATAGTATGGATTAAGCAAGCTGACGCTGTTACTACACATAAAAACCGGCACATAACGCACCATCTTGTGTTCAGCACGGGCAATTGATGTGTGTATACTGTTAAGCTTTTTAAGCTCATCAGGTACATACAAGTTGGTCTCTGTCTGTATCTCGTCAAAAAACATTGAGGTTGCATCGCAAAAAAGCTGAGAACGTTTTTTGATGTACTCGCAAGAGTTTATTGGCACAACATAACCGCAGGCGATATCGTTAAGGTAGATGTCTGCGTACTTTTTCTCAATGATTTTTTGAGTCATATCGTACTTGTCAAAGTATAAGTTATGCACGGTCTTAAAAAAGGCGTTTGTGTAGTCAGGTAGCTCATTCTGCCAGCGGACGAGGCAAACAAACTTTTCGCCTTTTTGTAAAAATCTGTTAATCAGATAATGCGCAAAGAATGTAGTCTTACCTGCAGTACGGTTACTCTCGACGATGTAGATTTCTGGACGTTTGCCGTTGATGTCGACGCTGGACAGCAAGCGCTCGCCGTTGTAAAAAACTGGTTTTGTCATTTGTATTACTCCATGTAGTAACACACGCCCAGTTGGCGCTGGGCGCGGTCGAAAAGAAAAACAAAGGAGAAGGGTAATATGAAAAATGTCAATCCTGTTGACACTTGTATTATAGCATATGACCGGCAACTGAATCAATACCTTGTAAAGTCAAGTATTGGTAAACTGCACAGACATGTCAATTCTCTGCTTGGCAATGTTAAAATATTCATCATCAAGCTCAATACCGATAAAGAAGCGGTTAGTGTTCACACAAGCCACGCCGGTGCTCCCGCTACCCATACAGTTGTCAAGAACCGTGTCACCTGAGTTGGTATATGTCTTAATTAAGTACTCAAGTAACGCAACGGGTTTCTGTGTCGGATGCAAGTGCTTGTCTGTTTCGCCCTTGCCAAATCGCAAAACATCTTTTGGATATCGTCTGCCATCGCTGATGCTTACAACATTGTCTTTTTGTTTGCCATAGTTTGTGCTATGCAGGCTATGTGTTTTGGCGTAGGGCAAACCACATTCCCACTGCGGGTTATATGTTGGAAGTCGGCGATAGAAAACAAGGATGTTCTCGTGAGACTTCATCGGCATTTTCTTTGCATTCAAGTGTCCAGTTCCTTGTGACTTTTCCCAGATCCATTCATATTTCAACATAGCAATGTTGCTTGCACCAAGCACCTTATCAAAAGGGGTTTGCGCAAATAAAACGATAGCGCCATTCTTTTTTGTAACCCTTTTGTATTCTTGCCAAAGTTTTTCAAGCGGTATACATTTATCCCACTTGTTTCGTGTTGTTCCATAAGGCAAGTCACAGAGAATCATGTCGACTGATTCATCAGGAATATCGTTCATAAGTTCAAGGCAATCACCATGCCATAATTCAATCGGTTTCATTTCTTACACC